CGCGCAGCAGCGCATCCCGCTCGGCCAGCTGGGCGCGCTGATTCGAAATCCGCAAGCTCTGCCGTTGGATGTTCGAGTCGGAATGCTTGATGACTTCGCGCAACTGCTCGTTCTCGCCGCGCAGCCGTTCAACCTCAGCGGCACCGGTCATCGGTCCCAGGCCAATAATCGGCAGCCCAGTCGCCGCGGCATCCCGCTCTGCCTCTTCTTTGGTCCACCAGATGGCAGTACCAACCATCCAGGCCATAGGCTCTGGGTGGGGCTGCGGGGCTGGCGCTGCCAAAATGGTGCGGAGCTTGTTTAAAGCCTGGATCTGATCGTCCTTCTGATCGGTACCGCTTTTGTAGCCGTGCCATTTGAGGCCGGCGGCGAATTCGATGACTTCGCGCGGTACGCTTACCATATCGATGATCCCCTCGATATGGTCATGCTTCTCGATGGTGCTGGATCGGTTTTCTGTGGGCATAGGGATACCTTTAATCCGACGAGCGGTAATTGATACGTGAATAGTCGTGATCGGCAGTGATCGCTGCTGAAGAATCTTTGGAAAAAGCCCAAGAGGATTCGAATTGGTCGTGACGGCAGAATTTCCTCAACTATTGAGGAGCTGCACCGACATGATGAAGCGAGTTATAGAAGAGGTACTGATTCAGGTTTTGACCGAGGTGATGATCGACCTCTGGTCCTGGCTATGGGCTTTGCTGACCAGCCCCGTCTGTAGCTAAATCAGGCAGCCTTCAGCAAAGCCTCGATGACCCGCTGCCCAGCCAGTGGCGGAACCGCGTTGCCAGCCATGTGCATGGTCAGTCGGTGGCTGTCCGGGCGCAGGGTGTCGGCCGGGAACGACATAGCGGCCAGGGCCTCGCTGGCGCTGAGCATCCGCATGCGATCACCGTCGACCAATGCCCAGCGGTCCAGGGTAGTGATGGTGCCAATCGGCCGGTTGATGTCGCGCCCGGTGGTGCCGGAGCCCTTGCCGTAGTAGGGCATGATGAATCGGTCGCCGAAGCGCTGTCGACCGTTGCGCACCCGGTCGAGGGTGGCCTGGGCCCGGCCAGGCTTCTCGATCTGCGACCAGCGCCCGGCGTCGAAGTCGAGGAAACTGGCAGCGGGCACGTGCCGCTCTTGCGGCAGCTGCAGCATCAGCGGCGCCTTGCTGCGGGTCAGAACCATGAACAGGCGCACCCTGTGCTGCGGCACGCCCAGGTCGGCGCAGTCCACGATGTGCGGCGCTGCCTGATATCCCAGCGCCTGAACCGCCTGCAGCCAGGCCGGGTAGAGCACCCAGTCAGTGAACTCCGGCACGTTCTCAATCACTGCGGCCTGCGGCCGGTGAAACTCAAGGGCCGATACCGGCGCCCAGGCCGTCGAGCGCGATGCGTCGTGCTCAGGATTTCCCGACTTCTTGCCGCGGGCCTTGGCGTGACCCTGGCAGCATGGCGAGGCCAATAGGATGTCGTGAGCCGGCACCTGCTCCCAGCGCGCCTGGTGCAGGTCCTGGCAGACGTGCTGCGTGTCGGGGTGATTGGCGCTGTGCCATTCAACGGCCACAGGCCAGTGGTTTGCCGCCCAGAGAACCTGGACGCCTGCGGCGCGCGCGCCGGTGCTCCATCCGCCGAGGCCGGCGAACAGGTCGATTGCTGTGGGCATGGGTATACCTCGCGGCTATAGTTCGCCGGACATCAAAGGAGTCGATGGGAATGATCAGCTACTTCCGGTACAAGCTGCTGCTGAGGAAAATTGCTAAGCATGAGGAGGAACTTGAGAAGCGAGCACCTCCGAATACGAGGGAGGCTCACGAGAACGGTCAGGTCCAAGACTACGTTCAGGAGTCGAACAACTTAAATGAGTGGAAGCGCCTAGTTCAGACTGAGCGCTACCGAAAAATAGCCGATAGACTTCTCGTGCAGATGCCTTCGATTGAAGACGGAACAATGTATGAACAGGTTGAGTGGGACAATGACCCTGCGCAGCCACGGTATCTGACGGACAAGGGGTTCAAAGCGATTCGCGACGCAATCAGGGAAGAACGAAAGCAGCGCCGGGAAGCTGTCGGTTACTGGTTTGGTATCGTGGTCGGAATTATCGGTGCGCTCACCGGCCTGGTTTCGGCTTTTAAGGGCTGAGTCAGTCGCCGCAGAAGCAGTCGATGTCTTCGGCTAGGTAATCGAAGTTGAAGTCCGTTTGTCTTGCGCGCTGGTCTGCTGACCAGGCCAGCGTCCGGTAATTGGGGCGATCCTGCCGGAACACCTGGCCGAACCGCTCTTCGGTGCCAGACCACCAGATAACCCGCGCCGGGTCTTCCTGGATGGTCCTGATCAGCTTGGCCTCGTTCTTCTTCCAGCATAGGTCGCAGTTGCCGTAATCTGAATCCATGCCGAGGTCGAATGGCTGCGCTGCCCAGAATGCCGCAACGTTCTCCTTGATGACGCCTGCGACGTATGAGGGGCAGACGCTATCCCAGCGGGCATTGCCGCGCTCGTTGGCCGTCATCATCCGGCTGTAGCGCCGGGGCTCGTCGTACCGGATGCCGACGATGCAATCCCACTCGTCATAGCCCAGGGCGCGCATGTGCTTCTCGCCGATCTTGACCTTCAGGTAGGCGGTGCACATGTTGTTGCTGAAGTTCGGCAGCACGGCCGGCAGGTTCTTCTCTGCTTTCCGGTAGGCCTCGTAGTATTCGAGCATCATGGTGAACGGCTCGCCGTTGCGGCTGGCCGTCTCGAAGTCGACGATCTTGTACCATGGCGCGTCGTCCGGCTGGCCATACACCCGGCACCACTCCATCCAGACGATGTTCACGCCCCAGTGCTTGGCCATGGCGTCGATGAAGACCAGCGTCTCCTCGCGCTCCTTGCCGGTGTTCTGGAAGAAGGCGTGCACATCTTCCGGGAGCTTGCCGCCGTGGGCCTCAAGGATTTTCCAGAGCATGTGCCCGCTGGTGCGGCCACCACTGACGCCGATCTGCGCCGGACCAGTGATCTGGTAGGGGTTCATGGCAATCTCCATTGCAGGCGCCGCCCTCGCCGGGGAGGCGTTATCGTTGAATAGGGGAAGGCGCTGGCGGGCAGCGCGGGTCAGGCAGATTTCGCGAGAAGCAGAACGCCGGTGTCGTCGGGGTCTTCACCAAGCATCAGGTCCGGCGTGCGAAGCTCGCGACTGATGCGGAACCGCTCAAGGCTCTGCTCCACATATTTGGAAATCACAATTTCGTGGCGCGGCGCACTGAGAAAGTGACGGGCCGCCTCAGCCCCTAATTCATGGATGCGATGGATCAGCAGGGTCATCGCCTCGCCGTTTTCCTCGACTTCAGCCCATTGCATGATCTCGGCCAGGGCCTGGCGGGTGCCGGCGCGGGCTTTCATGCGCAGGTCTTCTTCACCGTGCTTGGCGGCCTTGGCCCTGCGCTTCTCGTCACGCTGCTGCTGCGTCAGAGCCATCATCGCCTCCATTGCGCACGAAGGTGGCGCCCGGCCCGATGTCGAGTAGGTCGCACACCCGGTTGATGATCTTGAGCGCAGCGTCGAACACCTTGGCGTCGTCCGCCTCGCGGGCCAGGCGCTTCATGTTCGGCTGATGCTCGAGGCAAACCTTGTCGACCAGGCGCCGGGCCAGCCTGCGCAGGTGATCGGCGCTGTCGTGCTCTCGCAGGCTCAGCGCAAAGGCCAGGGCCACATCGTCAGGCCGGTACTGCCCGCCGCTGCGGGTAATGTACAGCTTCTTGACCGGCCGATTCATCCAGGCCGGCAGGGTTACCACTCCAGAGGGTGCTTTCTGCATTCCGGTGCTCCTTGAGGCCGCTGGGCGGCAGATGGAACTGTTCTTGCCGCCGGCGCTGGCGGACCAGGTTGTTGATGCGTTTCATGTGCCGCGTGCCGTGTCTATCTGGTCGGTTATCTCGACCAGCTGCTGGGTCAAGTTCTCGATTGTGGAGGCGCCTCGCACTCGCTCGGCGCGGCTCCACTGGCAGCTACGGTTGAAGAGCAGCCGCAGATGATGCTCCAGCTCCTTCTGGCGTCGAACCAAGTCGGGAATGATTGAGATGGCCATCGCTATCCACCTGCCAGGTGGTGGAGCGGGGCGAACGGGATGTCGTCGTCGAAGCTTTCGGGGTCCGGCCCATACCCTGCTTGCTGGTTCTGTTGCTGCTGTTGGTACTGCTGGCGCTGCGGCTGCTGACGTTGTTGCTGTCGTTGCTGCTGAGGCTGGCGTTGTTGCTGTTGCTGCTGGCCGCCGCCCTGGTTGTCATGCCGGCCGCCCAGTAGCTGCATGGTGCCGTTGATGTCGACGTGCACCTCTGTGGCGTAGCGCTTGATCCCGTCTTTCTCCCATTCGCGGGTTTTCAGCTTGCCCTCGATGTAGCACTGCGACCCCTTGCGCAGGTACTCGCCGGCGATCTCCGCGACCTTGCCGAACAACACCACGCGGTGCCATTCGGTCTTCTCGACCTTCTGCCCGGTCTGCTTGTCGGTCCAGGCTTCGCTGGTGGCCAGGCTCAGATTGGTGACCGCGTTGCCGTTGGGCAGATAGCGGACTTCCGGGTCCTGGCCGCAGGTGCCGACCAGGATGACTTTGTTGACGCCTCTCATGCTGCTTTGCTCCTCAGCTGTTGCTCGAAGCCGTCGACCAACAGCTTGAATTCCCAAAGGTCCTGCTCAAGCTGTTCGATGTAGTCGTCATCGCGCTTGAACTCACGCCACCAGAGCTGGCGGCCTACCGGCTTGAGCAGGGGGCAGTACATCCCGATGTGCCACCATTTCCGGCCAGTGATCCACATGCAGCCCTGCACCTGGTCGATGACATCACTGGCGTCGTTGTCGATGTGGAAGGCGCGGAGCTTGTCTGGGGCCAGGAAGCACTTGTACTCGCTGCCGCCGTCTTCGCCGATGAAGCCGTCCGCGCTGGCGCCGAACGAGCCGTCGTCTGTTTTGACCAGACCGACCTGCGTGACGATCAGGCCTGTCTGGATTTCGTGCTCCATCCGCGCCTCCGGCTCCAGTTCATGGCCGCGGCGCATCTGCCAGGTCTCGAACCCCCCGTCGAGCGGGGCGCCGCCGATGCGTTCGACGGCCAGCTCGAAGGCGTAGGTGAGGGCGGCATTCGATGGCTCGCCCACCTTTTCGCCATCCAGCGCCCTCTGAACAACCTCCGCCTTCGGCCCGGCCTTGTATCCGGCAGTATCGCGCGCCGTGGCTTCACTGTGCCCCGCCAGAATGGCGTCGACGTAGGTTCGCTGCTGCGCGGTCAGCCCATTCACTTTCGAGCGGGCGGTGCTGAACATGCTGGCGGTGATCACTCCAGCGCGGGCCTGCAGCCACTCGGGCGAGCCTTGGGTGCAATTGACGATGATCATGGGGTGGCCTCCAGTACTGTTTTCCGCTTGGTCACGGCGATCTTCACCGCGTCGTATCCGGCTTTGTCACCGCTCGCCTGCATGACCTTCACGGATGCCTGCCATACCTCCTTGAGCTCATCTGGCGTGGCGGCCGCTTCGACTTGGGCAAGGATGTCGTTTAGCGCCTGGGCCCGCATTTCCGCCGTATCGGAGCCATCCGACGATTGCGCGTCGTCGTCCCTGACGTCGCCGGTTGTGATGTTCAGCAAGGCGCACATCACGTAGCGCTTGCCGTAGGTGGTGGATGACCCAACCGCTTGAACATCGTTCCGGCCTTTGCCGATGTCGGCCGGCAGGGTCATGGTTGTCTGCTCGCGGTGGCCGTCGCGGTGCATCAGGATGCCGGTGACGCTGATCGACTTGTCCTGGTTCTCCACCTTGAAGGTGATCGCGAAGCCGTGCCGCTGCATGATCGGCTTGACCACCCGGGTGATGTCGTCGAGCGTGGCGTAGGCGTTGCCTGTATGCAGATTCACCGCCGCTTCGAACACGGTCGGGATCTCGCATTGCATCTGCGCCATGCCGGCGTTGAAGGCGGCTTCTGCTGTCTTGGCCTGCATGCGCTCATGCATGGCCAGGAGCCGCTCCATCTTCTCGATGTCGCAGGTTGG